CACGGGTGCACCGTTAAGCACTTCACCATGGGCATGGTAAGGTTGAATGCCCCCACTCGGAAGGTGGTTAACACCGCTGAGGACCAGCGACACCAATTCCCCGCTCTGGACTGAGCCGCTCGGCGCGATCGTTAAGAGACAGCACCAGGCTAGCGTCTGCCATCAACATAGACGTGGGAAGCATATCCCTTGGAAGCGATTGCATCTGAGAACAGCCCGTAAACTTCAGCGGTAAGTGGGTCGGTCGCCTGATCGTGATGGCCCCAGGTGCGTGGGTTAACGCACCATCTCCCCCCACTAATACACTATGGTCACAATTATATTAGAAGCAGCACTAATCTCATCAGTCATCGTACCCCTCGCGACAACGACAGCATTGAGAGTTTCCAGGTGGATGGAGAGAAGACGACGCAATGCGTTGGCCAAGGAGTGTATCGCGAGATTTGACAACCTCGACGGTAGCTTCGCTAACGTGTTGGAATCTGCAAGGCAGGATAGCGCCCGGCGTGACGCTATTGAGGCAACAGCTGTTACCTCAGCCGTGCTGTCCAACATGGGGGTGGTCGGCGTTACAGTGGAGTCGGCGTGTGCTCAGAAAGCCGCTGAGCGCATGCGTGAGCAAAGGGGATGGATCCGCATTAGGAACCATCGTCTCACAGAGTTGGCTTTTAGCGCCGCGGATGAGGCATACAACGAGTTTGGGGCTCGTAGTTTGTCTAAGGCGAATGATCTCGTAACACGCAAGTTTTTGCGAGATTTTTTCCGCGAGTGCAAGGATCTCAGGACGAAGGATGCGAATCGAGCAATCGAGATCGCGCTGCCCTTCTCCTATCTGCCTCCCGCTGAGCGCGGGTCCATGCAGGAGTTCGTCACCCTCGACCCTTTTGTCGAGCGTGTCGGCCCTGCGGACCTCCGCGTTCAATAGGGTGGCCCCGTCGTGATACCTGGGGTTGGTTGCATGAAAAGTGTAGCTCCCGACCACCCCGATCTGCAGGTAAGGAAGCGATGGGGAGACACCAAAGTCCGGAAGACCGCGAGGGTTTCCGGCATTTCGCCAAGAATGGAATTGAAGAGTTTTAACAATGATATTGACACCCTGGAGCGGGCGGTGAAGGAACGAGTCTTTTTCGTCAAGAACGATTTAGGCGAGTTTGTAGAACCACCCAAACCTGCCCCGCATCATTTTCGCAAGGCCATGCTAGCCACAGAGAAGCTCTTGGTCCGTAGGTTGCCCAAAACCGCCCCGTTGAGTCGCGACGCTTTTGTCGAGACGTTCCGGGGCCGCAAGAGGGAGATTTACGCCAAGGCTGTTGAGTCGCTGTCGTCGCAGTCAGTTACTCAACGTGATGCCGGTGTACAAGTCTTTGTCAAATTCGAGAAGACCGACTACACAAGGAAGAAGGACCCCGTTCCTAGGGTCATTTCTCCTCGTAATCCACGCTACAATGTGGAGGTTGGAAGGTATTTGAGAACGATCGAAGAACCTCTTTTCCATTCTCTTTCCCAACTGTTCGAAGGTAAACGAACAGTGTTTAAAGGTATGAACGCTGCCGATAGTGGGCGAGCGATGTACGACTTGTGGTCGAGCTTTAGGAAGCCAGTGGCAGTTGGTCTTGATGCCAGCCGCTTTGACCAGCACGTTTCCAAGTGTGCTTTGCAGTGGGAGCATGCCATCTACCCTCAGTGCTTCACCTCTTCAGGTGATCGCGCAGAGTTGAGACGGCTCCTCAAGTGGCAAGTGCACAACAAGTGTGTTGGTTATTGCGCAGATGGTAGGATCAAGTACACCAAAGAGGGCACTCGCATGTCTGGTGACATGAACACGTCCTTAGGAAATTGCGTCCTAATGTGCTCGATGATTAAGCAGTACTCGCTTGACAGGGGCGTGCGAACTTTGTTGGCCAAYAATGGAGACGACTGCGTAGTCTTCATGGAGGCCGACGAGTTGGCACGTTTCTCCTCCGGTTTGGACGAGTGGTTCAGGGCCATGGGTTTTAACATGGTCGTTGAGCCTCCTTGTTACCAATTCGAGGAGATTGAGTTTTGTCAGACTCACCCCATCTATGTTGGGCCTAAACATAGTGATTATTTGATGGTGCGCCACCCCAAGTGGGCGCTTGCCAAGGATTCCATGTGTATCCACGGCTTTCCAACGAGTAAGATCTATAAGGCTTGGCTGGATGCTGTAGGCACCGGTGGTCTCGCCATGACTGGTGGTGTGCCGATATTCCAGGACTTCTACTCTACCTATTGCAAGTATGGAGTCCGTGGAAAGACACACTTTCACGAGCAGTCGTGGGGAGTTCGTAGTCTCCAGCAGGGCATGGTACGCAAGTACGGTGCTGTTTTGCCAGAGACGCGTGCCAGTTTTTACTGGGCTTTCGGAGTTCTTCCTGATGAACAATTAGCAATCGAGGATTTCTACCGTGGGGTGAAGCTGGACGAAGCTTGGCGTGACGAGCTTGAGTTCCAGCCTTTGTTACCACTGTAGGGCGTAGCGGCCATAACGCGTGGGTTGAGTGGGTAAAAGGACCAAAACGTTTCCCTTCTGGGTGTAAATATTTACGTACTAAACAAAACGTCGAACGACTGCACGGCTCCAACCTTTAGGGTTCCACTTGATGAACAGTCTCCGTTGATGTCGGGGGTCCACGAGCACATCATTTTTATATATAACAACTTTTTCCATCAACTTACTATGAACAAACAACTTATCCGCCGAGGCAAGCAAAACCAGCTCACTTCCAAAACAGTTAGTGTGGCTGCTTTGTCGGCGCTCGTTGCCAGCAAAGGAGAAGACTGGGTAATACAGCAGGTTCAAAATGGGGCTATGTTCTTGTCCAATCAGGCACGCGCGTGGTGGGCGTCGCGCACTATCACAGCACCTCAGGGTGCTATGGTGGCTGCAGCAGCACCCACAAGCGTTGGTGTGGCAGTTAGAGGAAGTGCAAAATTGCAGGGCGATACGCGCATACGTCACCGTGAGCTCGTTGCTACGAACGTTGCCGTCGGCACCAACCGGTATCGGTTCAACCCATGCGATTCAAACACTTTCCCCTACTTGTCCACCATTGCTAGTATGTAC